CGGTTCGGATCGGCAGCATGAAGCCATCGTCCGGCACGAGCAGTGGAGGGTCGATCTGCTTTTGCGCAGCGCGGAGTGTGATCTCCGACATCTTCGACAAGACTTTGGTATCGGAAAGGGCATTCATGGAAGGTGATCGTCCGTACCCAAGCTCATACGAGGATTTCAACCAGCGCGGCACCACATACGGGAGTTCGTCAAAGCCGCCCTCCGAGAGTACCTTGCGCTCCTCGGGGTCGAGGTAGTAGCTCGCGAACGGTTTGTTGATCTTGTCGATCTTGCCTTTGTCGCGATCGTCGCGCGGCATGACCACATGCACGATGGTAACCTGATCGTAGGGGTCGCGTTCCTCGGTCTTGAGTATCTTCTGACTTACGTTGTCGGCGCCAAACTGATTGATGGCAGCGCGGGCAAACATACGAAACTTCCGGTACACCGTGTCGACACGACCCTTCTGGTCTTCCGCGAGGAAACACTCGGCAATGTGTCGGGTGGAAAAACGGAACGTCGTGTCGGGGTCGGATTCCACCAGCATGACGCCGGTGCCAAACAATATCAGGTCGTCGTACAACTCGTGGATCTGTTCCTGGAAATTGGAGCGGTGGAACGCCTGGTACATCACCCCCTCGGTCAACTCGAGCCACTCCTTGGCCTCGTCGTCGTCGTTCAACTCAGGGTTGGTAAAACGCAGGCTGAACCACGGGGTCGACATATTGGTCAACATGCCATGCAGGGACGCACTCAGTAGTTCCGCGGCGTTGATTGCGGTGCCGTCGTAGATTAGTTCCGAGCGCTTGGCGCCGGGCGTCTGCGATTTCTTGGTGATGTCGGCCTTGCGTGGGCGCATGAAGTCAGCGATTTCCTGCCAGTGCGCTTCCCAGGTCGAGCGCTGTTCCTGGAGCCGCTCCAGTCTGCGCATTAACGTGACGGCAGTTTTATCTGCAGGCATCTAGGCCCCCAGCAATGTTTTCTTCGCCACCGGCGCCGTCCCTATATCGCCGTAAGGAGTCGTCAGTACGGGATCATATGGGGTCGGCTTTTTCTTTTTCGCCTTGCTGGTGACCGGGGCGTCCTCGCCGGGCTCCTCGCCGATTGCGGTAGCTGCGCCCGGGGTGATCTTCGGGGCGATCTTCTTGATCGGCGCTATGGGGGCCGGCTTTTCGTCGGGTTTTATAATCTTTGAAGCGACCTTTTTGACGACGGCACTTATTTGACTGGTCATCGAATTATCCTGTGCTTGAGGTGGCTGGTGATAACAGGTGAGGGGTAGTGACCGGCACCTGTTCCGGCAGCAGCCCCGTGAGAACGGTCGAGCTAATGCCCTTTTTCCTTCTCAGTCTTTCCTTGGTTTTCTCTTCCTCGCCACCCTGGGCGGAAACCGCTGCCACCGGCGGGAGCGGTGGAGGCGGTGGTATTGCCGGCATCTTTATATCCGGCTGCTTCGGCATCAAAAATCCCATAACCTTCTCCTATCCCAGCACCGGCTGGTCTTCATAATTCTGTAGCGGGTTGTAGGCCGTGTGTGCGACTGCCTGCGGTGGCGTTCCCCCGAGGGGGCTCTCCCGCAAACCTATTGCGCAGTAGCGCCAGGCATCGGCCGCGTGACTACTCCAGTCATGCACGACGCTGGTGCGGAACGTGCGATTGCGCTCGTCGTAAGCGCGATGATAAAAGCGCAGCGCGTCGAGCCCCTGCTTGCAGTTGTCGGCATCGAACCAACACCGCGGTATCAGCAGCTTGCCTGCGTGCAGTCCATCCTCGATCGGGAGCTTGGGAACGACCCTAAAATTAATTCCTAAATCCCATGCCGCTTCCCGGCGGCTTTTGCCGGTGCCCATCTCTCGCACCTCGATGTCATGCGGTGCGTTGTGCGTGCCGTAGAGGTAACCCTTTTCATCCAGGACACGCGCATAAAACGGCAAGCCCTCGCCGCGTGCTTCAAAAAAATCAATGACATGTAGTGCGCCTCGGCCTGCCGACTGTGTAAACCAAATGCTGGTGGCGTCTCCAATCCCCAGATCCCAATAGGTATCCACCCGAACTCCCGGGTCATGCGGGACGTGGGTGACCTGCCCCTTCTCCTCGATCGCCTGTAGCTCCCTGCCGAATATGGCGCCGGGCACCGCTGCGATAAAGGAGCACTCAAATTCCTGGTCGTACTGCTCCGGCGTCATGGCACCACGCGCCGCTTCGAGTTCCTCCGGTGCAAGTATCGCGGTCTCGGATGCCTTGAACATCACCCGATACCAACCCTTCTCCTCGGCAGCCAGCTGCCAGTAATCAAAGAAAGCGTTGTGCCCGCGTGGCGTACCAATAAATATTGCGTAACCGCCGCGATCGGCCAGCGCCGGCCGGAGCACCTCGGGGAATACGCTCTCGGGCATGTCCGCGGTTTCGTCTATGCAAATCCCGTCACTGTAAATCCCACGGAGCCTGCTAGGATCATCGCCACCGAGAAGCGATAGCCTGGCGCCATTGGGCAGGTCGCACCTCAACTCCGTCTCGTTAAACTTCACCCCCGGTATGGCGCCGGCAAACTGGTGTACATAATCCCACGCTACCTGTTTCGCCATTCGGTAGGTGGGCGCTATGTAGTGAAAGCGCGGTGACTGCTTCTGACACAGCACGGCGTCGCGCAGTAGATGATTGATTGCCGCGACCGTCTTGCCCCATCTGCGGTGGCACACGACCACAGACCAGCGATGCTTGGTAAGCTCCTGGTGCAGTCGTGCCTGCAGGGGGCGCGGCGTGTAGGGTATCGTTACTTGCACGCCTAATGCACCGTCGAGGAAGCTTCCATCGTCAGTAGCGGCATGAACGCCTCGAGATGCGACTGTGCCTGCTCCGCGTCCTCGAAGCCATCCACGACTACCATCAGCGCGTAGCTGTCACGCTGGGAGCGGAATGTGAATGCAGAGTAGACGACCTCAGTGTGTGTGAGTGGCTCCATTCAAAACCTACATAATCGCTATAGCAACCGGCGCCCAAGTTTTGGGGTGTACGGGGGGTCGGCGCCTCAGAAAAATAAATGTCTCCGTCGACCCAACAGGTCAGCAGCCACCAGGTCAGCGCATATGTATCAATGAGTTAGCTGAAGTTGCGCGCAACTCACGCACAAAAATAGAAAAAGCTTTGGGGGTAGCTGCGGATGAGACGCAACTGCGCCGGCCTCGCGCGAAATGATATGCGTCGCGCCGCCACTAAAACTCCGGCAAACCACTACCGCTTCTTCCTCGAGTACGCCTTACCCGACTTGACTACCCGTGGTCGGTAGCGCTTACGGCTCAACTGCTTGGCAACTGGGTTACGCTTCTTCTTCGGCATCGTTAGTACCTCGCCCTGTTGGTGCTCTTACTCAGCAGCCGCAGGTTACCGCGTGCATTGTTGCGTGGGTTGCCGTCGCGATGATCTACATCGGAGCCACTGCCCTTCGCTTTCATCTTGGCCCGTGCTGCGTTGCGGCTTGCTCTGTCCTTCTTCGAGCCTGGCTTGCTGTTGTATGCCCGCTGCTGCTTGCTGCGTTTGCTTGCGCTGCTCGAGTACTCACCCTTCTTCGGCATCGCTCTTCACCAGCTTTAATACGTCCGCGCTCTGCTTCGGTGGCATTGCTTCATCATCACCGCCACCCCATACCAGCACCGTCGTGCCACCTTGAGCATCGACGTCTTCCTTCTTGTGCCGGACACCGCGAGGCTGTTGTCTGGCAAATGTCCACTTGAGTGTATCCACCTCGAGCCTGCGTCGCTGCACCTCGGCATTCATGTGACGTGGGTCGAGGTCCGTCGGCAATGGCTGTCGTGCCAGGTCGTGCATCTCATCTGCCAACACCTCGGCACCGATCGCACGAGCCTTCGCATACATCTCATACAAGTCCTCGTCTCGCTGCACCGCCTGCAGCACCGTGACCCAGTGCGGCTGGCTGTCGTCGTTGTCGCAAATCGAGCGCAGGCTCTTGCCCTTTGCCAACTCATCACAGATGCGCAGGAGCTTCTTCTTGTTCAGTCGTCCAGCCATTGTCACTCCAGAGA